CTTTAAAATAATTTATTACGCCATTTGACACCCTTTTTTTACTTTCATCTGTATGAGTAAATACACTACCACCATTTTTAAGATTGTATCCATTTGGGAACAAACTATTTAATTCTTTAATGTAATGTATTTCTCGTTCGTCTGATTTATCAATTTCACAACATTCAAGCAATTCAACCATAAAATCTTCAACGCCATATTTACGTATAGAATTATTTAAGTAATGCGATTGATTTTTTTTGCTGGAGAATGCTTCTGAAATATGACATCTAAATCTTCCTTCGTGTCCGTATGGTCTATATCTCTTGTGATTTAATATATGAGAAACTGCCTGTCCTACATATATCTTACCAGTTGAGATGTTGGTTATTTTATAAATTTCACAATATCTTTCGGTTGGTTCGTCTAATATCTTTTTTGATAGTTCTAAATGTTTTGATGGTTCCATTTTAATATATTATAATATTTTATTTTTAAGTGCTTTTTAAATTTGAAACATTTAACTAGGGAGTAGCACGTTTTTAGCGCTCCCTGTTGGGGACAAGTTGAATTTACATATGTCTATCCCCGTCAAACGGTTGACCCCAAAGGTTTCCCAGTGGGCCGGACTGTATCTTAAGCAGATTTAGGTTGATTAGACCGTCATTATCTACCGAATTCCGTTCAGTCTCTGAATGCCTTTCATATCCTAATCATAACGGATTTAGAAAGTTACACTGCGGATTATCCAATCCTCTACATTATTACCATTGGGTTCGGCTATTAACCGAGTTCCTCACAAAAGTTTCCAATTGTGAGTGGTAGTAAAGGCTCTAAGGAACTTCCCGCAACAAGAATTCTTGCCTCATAATAATGAGACTAGGGAGTAAAACACTTTTCATGCTCCCTTTTGCGAACATTGACTATTTGAAAATAGTTTGTGACCTTTTGTCGTCACAAAATTTTATCCGCATTGTAAGGCTTTGTGTCAGCGACATTCATTCTAAAAGTGTCACCACGCGTCATAATACGCGCAATATGACACATCATACTCATTCTATGAAGAGTAGGCTGTCTATTAAACAAGATAGCGTCACCATCCATCATATGACGATGTACGATGTCGCCTTCTTCTAAGACAATAGAATTTCTGTCAAGATAATATTTTAAAGTTATTAATTCACCATTTCTCTTTTCTAACATTTTTGCTCCAGGCCATACTTCTGGACCATTTCTAACTAATTTTGTCAAGAAATCTTTATTAATTTTATTAACACTAACAGGTTTTGTAATATTTTTAGCAATCTTCATAGGAATACCCAATTCGCGAATGGAAATATTAGGGTCAGCAGTAATAACTGAACGAGCACTAAAGTCAACACGTTTAGCCATCAAGTTACCTCTCATTCTTCCACCTTTTCCATTCAAACGATCCTTGATTGATTTTAAAGGTCTTCCAGAACGCTGTGCTACAGCAGCCACACCTGGAATTTTATTATCAACTTGAGTTGCTACGTAATATTGCAAAACAGTTGACCAGTCATCAATCACATTTGCTGGAGCATTATTCTGAATTTTCTCTTGAAGAGTCTTATTCGTCTTTATAATATTCACTAAAATATGACTTAAATCATCTTCTGAGCGTTGCTGTGAATCATGCTTAACAGACGGTCTTACTGCTGGTGGAGGAACAGCCATAACTTGACAAATCATCCAATCAGGTCTTGAATAAGTAGGACTAAATCCCATAAACGATACATCTTCATCAGAAATTCTTTTGAATATCTTAAGAACCATTTCAGGAGTGACTCTTACAATCATCGGTTCTGCTTCCGCATCTTCACCTTTCCATTCAGCATAAATAGTTGCTAATCCTTCTTTTCTAATTTTATTAGGTTGAAGACATCCACAACCGTCTTCAGTATCTTCGCCACATCGCTTTACTTTACTCGCTAAAGAGAATACATATTTCCATCTGGCATCACCTTGAACTTTTAATGCTTGTTTGTATTTCTCTTTACTAATAAGGAGTTTACTACATTTGAAACAAACACAACGCATAATTTTTTGAACGGTATTTAAATATTGTATATAAAATACTGGTCTTGCAAGTTCAATGTGTCCTGAATAACCGGGTGTTTGCATATAATCCAAACCATCAGTAGGACAGATCAGACCTGGCTCTAAAACACCCATTCTAGGATCAAATAAACCACCAATAACTGGTTTATTATTTATATATGTATCTCTGCTCGTAATTTCAGCAACAGAGCCCTTTCTAATTTCATCGGGAGACAATATACTAAATTGAATTCCAACAACCTTAGAAACATTCATTGATTTAAAATTTTGGAAATCACTCATCTCTTATAATATATGATAATAGTTTTATATTGTTTTATTTAATCAATTTTTTATTTAAATTATTGCAATTTTAATATCTAAATTGTGTATTCAATAATTTTGCTCTAGACATTTAAATAAAATTTTAATACTTATTATATATAGTATTTATATTATGGATATACTCAAAATAACTGTTTATCTTTCTTTGCTTATCCAAATATTTACTGGTTTGTTTGATTATTATGTAATACAGCTAAATATTCCTGATAAGCTTATCATACTAAAACAAGTTCTTATAATGGAATTGATAGTTCAAATAGTTGAAGGTATTTTCTATATATGGCTTGCTATAAATATAGCATCTGTTGCTAACATTACCCCTCATAGATATTATGATTGGTATTTAACTACACCTACTATGCTTGTCACGCTGTGTGTTTATTTAATATATTTAAGGAATGAAGAACAAAACAAAGAAACCGAACATTCATTAGTTAAAATAGTTTATGAAAATCTTAATATTTTAGCTCCGATAATATTTCTAAATTTTGTTATGTTAACAGCTGGATATTTAACTGAAATTAAAAAACTTTCTAGAACACCAGGAGTTTTATTTGGATTTATACCATTTTTAATTTATTTTTATTTGATTTATGAAAATTTTGCAAAATTCTCTCAATATGGTTCTCAAATATTTTTTTATTTCTTTGCAATTTGGTTTACATATGGTATAGCAGCATTGATGAATTATAAAACTAAAAACATAATGTACAACATTTTGGACTTATTTGCTAAAAACTTTTTTGGAGTATACTTAGGTTTTGTTGTATTAATGGCTATGAATTAATAATTATTTTTATAAAATAAAATTGATTTTGATTTAAAATTATAATTATAAGATATACTATAATATACAATGCCACGCGACAGTTCAACTAAATTATCCAATAAACGAGACCAAACCAAGCGTTCTAAGGAAGCTAGTCTTAAAAAGAAAAAGAATCAAAGCTCAGATAGTGATTCTAATTATGGTAGCGATTCTGAAAATGAAGAAATGAACGTTCATGAGTTTCGCAAATACGTCCAAAAAATATTTCCTTCAAAACATATGGAAAATAAAATTAAAGCAGGTGAGAAATTAAAAAAATTTGTAGAAAATACAAGCAGCGATGAAGAAGAAGACAATAGAAAATGCAAGAAACATAAAGTAAGTGAAAAATCAAAAAATTCTAAGAAGAGTAAAAAGGTTGTTGAAGAATCGGAAGAAGAAGAATTGGCTACTTCAGAAGATGAAAAATCTAGAAATAAAAAGTCCACTAAAAAAAATAAAAAGGTAGCTGTTTCAGATGATGAAGAATATTCTATTACAATCGGTTCACAAGATACAGAAGATGATTATGAAGAAGATGAAGAATACGAAGAAGAAGACGAAGAATATGAAGAGGAGGATGAAGAAAAAGTTGCCAGTAAAAAACAGGGAAAATATAATATCATATTTACAATTGGTAAGGCAGACGACGAAGACGTTATGGATGAAGAAGAGGACTGGGAAGATGAGTGTGACTCTGATTATGAAGATTACGAAGACCCCGACGATGTTACCGAAGACGAAGACGAAGAAGTTTCAACAGATGAATCATCAGATGAAGTCGCAGAACCAACAAAAAAACCTAGAACAAGACAAAATGCAAAACAAGAAGTTCAAAATGTAAAACCAGTAGAACAAGAAGACCCTAAACCAAGTGATGTAGAGAAAAACGAAGTTCTAATTCAACTCAAAAATTTATTAGCTAAAAACCCAAAAGATAGGTCAATTCAAAAATGCATTAGTGCTTGTGAAGAAGAGCTAGTAAAGGAAACGAAAAGAAAGGATAAGAAAAACAAGAAGCAAAAGGATAAAAATATGCGAATATTCAGAAAAATTATTAGAGATAAAAATACCATGAACGACTTTTCATTTTACGAAAAATTAGAGCTAGAGCATCAGAAAAGAATAATTAAAGAATTAAAAGAAATTAATAAAATTACAAGAATTGAAAAACCATATAGAATGACACTTTTGGAGTCAACAATTCCCGTTCAATTTAAAGCTGCTGCTATAAAAAAAATAAATTCTCTAAAATATATGGAGCCAGGTAGTGGCGAGTTTTATAAAATTAAAAACTGGGTTGATACTTTTATGAAGATACCTTTTACAAATTTCAAAGAACTACCTCTAAATATATCGGATGGTGTAGATAAGTGCCATGATTTCATGGAAAACGCACAAAAAACGTTAGATGAAGCGGTATATGGTTTAAACGATGCTAAAATGCAGATAATGCAAATGCTTGGACAGCTTCTAACAAATCCAAAGGCAATTGGAAGTGCTATTGCAATTCATGGTCCACCAGGAACAGGTAAAACCAGTTTAGTAAAAGAAGGCATCAGTAAAATTTTAAATAGACCATTTGCGTTTATTGCATTGGGAGGTGCTACAGATAGCAGTTTCTTAGAAGGACATGGTTATACTTACGAAGGAAGCACGTGGGGTAAAATCGTTCAAATATTAATTGACAGCAAATGTATGAATCCAGTAATTTATTTTGATGAGTTAGACAAGATAAGCGACACTCCAAGGGGTGAAGAAATTGCAGGCATCTTAACTCACTTAACAGATACGTCACAGAATTCACAATTTCATGACAAATACTTTGCTGAAATCAACTTTGATTTAAGTAAATGTTTGTTCATATTCAGTTACAATGATGAATCAAAAGTAAATCCAATTTTGAAGGATAGAATGTACAGAATTAAAACAAAAGGATATTCTGGAAAGGAAAAGACTGTAATCGCTACTAATTATTTATTACCAAGAATTAGAGAACAGGTAAAATTCAATGAAGGCGATATTACAATTCCAGATGATGTATTGAGCTACATTAATGAAACCCACTGTCACAAGGAAGATGGTGTTAGAAATATGAAACGTTGTTTAGAAATTATTCATACAAAATTAAATCTATATAGACTTATGAAGCATGGGTCTAATCTGTTTGAAGGTGAAATGTCATTAAAGGTTGAGTTTCCATTCAAGATTACAAAAGATATTGTTGATAAGCTAATAAAGAAAGAACAAGAAAATATGTCAGCTTTATACAGTATGTATGTATAAACAATATAAAAATAATTAAATAATTAATAAATAATATGAGCTTAGAATATTATTTATTTTATAGAAAACACTATGAAAGTATTATTTCCAATTTGGATGATATAATTAATTCCATATTAGACCCAAGTAATAATGAATTAGATACAAGTCATAAAAATTTTTTAATTGAAAAAAAACAACATGTCATTAAATTAAAAACAGAATGTAACAATATAATACTAGAATTATGTAATCACGAAT